AAGTCGGGAGATAACCCTCGTAGGGCATCCTTTTTAGCACGAATGGGCAATATGCCTGGCGCTGAGATGAAAGATGGAAAGCCTACCCGACTTTTACTTTCTCTTAGAGCTTGGGGCGCAACGTCCAAGGAAGACGCTAAAGCTAAAGCTAAAGCGATCTCTAAGAGGAATATGAAGTGAGACCAGTATCTGTCGGAGTTAACCCAACAGCCGCAACGCTGACAACTGTTTATACAGTTCCTACGGGTTATTACGCCAAGTTTACTGTGATGTACATTCACAATACTGGTGGTTCGACTAAGCACATTACTGTTCAATGGTATGACGCAAGTGCTGCCACAACCTTGGATATTCTTACTTCTTACACCTTAACTTCTAAAGAATATCTTGAATTTAATGGTGTTGCTTACATCGTTTTAGAAGAGGGCGATAGGCTTCAAATTACTACAGAAGCGGGTAGTACCTTCAGTTTTATTGCAACATTTGAGGTTCAGGGAGCGCAACGAACATGACCTACTTAGAACTTGTTAACGATGTGTTAGTGCGCTTGCGTGAAAGCACAGTATCTACTGTTGGCGAAACAACTTATTCTTCTTTGATTGGCAAGTTTGTCAATGATGCCAAACGTCAGATTGAGGATACATACACTTGGAATGTTTTAGCGCAAACAGTCACTATCACCACTACTTCTGGCGTAAGTTCTTATGCTTTGACAGGTGCGGGTCAGAAGTTTCGTGTTACTGACGCTATTAACACTACCAGTGTTATAACATTGGATAACACGACTGTTGCGGACATGAACCGCAAGCTAAACTTTGGTACACCTTCACAGTCTATTCCTAGCGAGTTTTGTTACAACGGGGTAGATGGTAATGGCGACACAAAGGTTGACTTGTTTCCTGTCCCCAATGGCGTGTATACATTGTTATTTGACCTAATCATCCCACAAGCTAATCTGTCTGCTGATGGCGATTCAGTTAAGGTTTTGGACTATTTGGTGACTCAAAGTGCTTATGCTCGTGCTTTGATTGAGCGTGGTGAAGATGGTGGAACAAACTCTACTGAGGCTTATGCTCTGTTTAGAGGGATGCTCTCTGACGCTATTGCGATGGAAAGCACTCGGTATCCTGAAGACAACTTTGTGGCGGTCTAATGGCAGGACAACTCCAAACATATAGTCTTTCAGCACCAGGCTTTTATGGCCTGAATACTGAAGATTCTCCCCTTGATTTAGGGGCTGGCTTTGCTTTGGTTGCGACTAATTGCATCTTGGATCAGTATGGTCGTATTGGTGCTAGAAAAGGTTGGTCAAGGGTTAACTCTTCCTCTGGTGCTTTGGGTGCTAACGATGTTGGTGTTATCCATGAATTAGTCCAGAATGACGGGACTCTTACAGTTCTATTTGCTGGCAACAACAAGATATTCAAACTTGGTACTGCTAATGCGGTGACTGAGTTGACCTATGGTGGAGGGGGTACTGCTCCTACTATCACTGCCTCTAATTGGCAAACTGCATCTCTAAATGGGATTGCATACTTCTTCCAAACAGGTCACGATCCACTGATTTATGATCCCGCTATAAGTACAACTACTTACCGCAGAATCTCTGAGAAGTCTGGCTATGTGGCTACTGCTCCGCAAGCCAACATCTGCATCTCAGCTTTTGGTCGTTTGTGGGTAGCTAATACTGCTACTGATAAAACAACTATTACCTTCTCTGATCTGATTGCAGGTCATGTATGGGGTGGTGGTACTTCAGGCTCATTGGATGTTTCCCGTGTATGGCCTAATGGTGCTGATGAGGTGATGGGCTTGGCAGCTCACAATGACTTCTTGTTTATCTTTGGTAAACGACAAATTCTTGTCTATTCTGGTGCTTCTACACCCGCATCTCTTGTTCTGAGCGATACAGTAGGCTCTATTGGTTGCGTAGCAAGAGATACCATACAAAGTATTGGTACTGACGTTGTTTTCTTGTCAGATTCGGGTGTTCGTTCATTGATGAGGACTATTCAAGAGAAGTCTGCTCCTTTGAGAGATTTGTCTAAGAACGTGCGTTTTGACTTAGCATCATCTTTGTCTGGTGAAACGCTTGCCAATGTAAAGTCTGTTTACTCCGAAAAAGAAGCCTTTTATCTTCTTGTTTTGCCTTCTACTTTGCAAGTCTATTGCTTTGATACCAAACAATCACTTCAAGATGGTGCTTCCCGTGTAACCAAATGGGACAATATCTCCCCTACCGCCCTTAGATCATTGCGAAATGGTGATCTGTACATTGGCAAGAATGGCTACATCGGCAAGTATGGAACTTATCTTGATGACACACTAACGTACCGATTTGCGTACTATACAAACAATGCTGACTTAGGAAACCCTAATCAGATTTCTATTCTGAAGTCTGTAACTGCTATTGTGATTGGTGGCTCTAATCAATTTCTCACAATTAAGTGGGGTTTCGACTATTCTGGTGCTTATCAGTCAGAGAACATCTTTATTCCAACTCAAGGCAGTTATGAGTATGGGGTTGGCGAGTATGCAATTGCAGATTTCACGAGTGGCATACCAATTAAAGCACTAACTAGTAATGCTTCAAGTGCGGGTAAAATCGTACAAACTGGTTACGAAGCCACTATCAATGGCATTCAGTTGTCAATTCAGAAAATTGAACTTCAAGCCAAAGAAGGCAAGATAGGATAAATATGAGCAATTATTCAAAATCCACTAACTTTGCAACCAAAGATAATCTTTCTCCTGGCAATCCTCTAAAGATTGTTAAAGGTACTGAGATTGATACAGAGTTCAATAATATTGCTATTGCTGTAGCGACAAAGGTAGATACCTCCTCTGCCGCTATTACTGGTGGAACTATTAATGGTACTGTGATCGGTGGAACTACTGCCGCAGCGGGAACATTTACCAACCTGACTGTTAGCACTGCCGCTACGATTGCTTCTGCCGCTATTAGTGCAGGAACTATCAATGGTGCGGTTATTGGTGGTTCTTCTCCACTTGCTATCACTGGCACAAACATTACGGCAAACACAGGCTTTAGTGGCCCATTGACAGGTGCTGTAACTGGTAATGTCACAGGCAACTTAACTGGTGCGGTTACAGGTAATGTCACTGGCAACGTCACTGGCAATCTGACAGGCAATGTAACTGCGGCTACTGGTACGTCAACATTTAACAATGTGACCATCTCTGGCGCATTAGACATGGACAGTAGCACAGCTGCAACCATTACTGGTTTGGCAAGCCCTACAAACGATTCTGATGCGGCTACCAAGGGTTATGTGGATGCACTAGCCCAAGGAATTGATGCCAAAGCCTCTGTGGTTGCGGCTACTACTGCAAACATTACGTTGTCTGGCGCACAAACCATTGATGGCATTTCGATTATTGCGGGTGATCGGGTCTTGGTTAAAGATCAATCTACTGCTTCTAACAATGGTATTTACTTGTGTGCAACAGGTTCATGGACTCGCACAACAGATGCTGACACTTATGCTGAGTTGGTAGCGGCTTTTACCTTTGTTGAAAAAGGAACAACTAACGCTGACTCTGGTTTTATCTGCACAATAGATGCAGGCGGGACATTGGGAAGCACATCAATTACTTGGGCGCAGTTCTCTGGTGCAGGTCAGATTACTGCGGGCGATGGTCTTACAAAGACAGGTAACACTCTCAATGTAGGAACTGCATCTTCTAGCCGTATTGTTGTTAATTCGGATAACATTGATTTGGCATCTACTAGCGTAACACCAGGCACTTATCAGTCTGTCACAGCAGATGCTTATGGACGTATCACGGCAGGAACGAATCCTACAACGATTGCTGGCTATAACATTACGAATGCTTATACCAAAACTGAAATAGATTCGATCTTTGGTTCAACGACTGCTGCGGCTACTTCTGCTTCTAATGCGGCTACTAGTGCTTCAAATGCCTCAACAAGTGCATCTAACGCCTCAACAAGTGCAAGCAATGCGGCTACTAGCGAAACCAATGCGGCAGCGTCATACGATGCTTTTGATGACAGATATTTAGGCTCTAAATCCTCTGCACCTACTGTTGATAACGATGGCAATGCTCTGTTGACGGGTGCTTTATATTGGAACAATTCAGTCAATACTTTGTATGTATGGACAGGATCGGTTTGGACTCAAGCGGCATTTACTGCTAGTGGCTTTGCTACTTTGACGGGGACTGAAACCCTGACAAACAAGACCCTGACTAGCCCTGTTATTAACACCCCTACAGGTATTGTTAAGGGTGATGTAGGTCTTGGTAATGTTGATAACACTTCAGATGCAACTAAGAATTCAGCGACTGTTACGTTAACCAACAAGACAGTTGAAGCTGGCACATTTACAAACGGCTACACAGAAGAATCATTTACTTCAACGCCTACGTCAACAATCACATTGGACTTGGCAAATGGTTCTGTACAAATCATTACCCTTGGTGGCAATATCACATACACATTCCCAACACCAGTAGCGGGTAAGTCTTTCATCTTGGTACACAAGCAAGATGGCACAGGCTCTCGCACAGTTACTTGGCCTGCCTCGGTTAAGTGGCCTGCGGGGACTGCCCCAACTCTTACATCTACAGCTTCTAGGGCAGATAAGTTTGTCTTCACAGCAATTGATGGCTCAAGTTGGCTAGGTTCAGTTGCTGGTCAGAACTACACAGTCTAAGGATATAAATGTTTAGTTCAAACACAACTCAAGTAGCGGCTGATGGCGGTTATCAAATCTCACGCAGTTTGCGCTTTAACAGCGCAGACACAACATATTTAGGCCGCACTCCATCAACTAATGGAAGCGGTACTAAAGGAACATTTAACTTTTGGGTAAAAAGGTCAAACAATAGAACAGATGGTGAGCCAGATAATATTTATACATCAGCAGAAAGCGCATCTAATCAGTATCGTTCTATTCTTGATTTAAGCACTTCTGGTGGTTCAAATAATCTGCGATTTTATGGCTATAACAGCGGTGGTTCTCTTGTTTTGCAATTGGAAACTACTGCTGTTTTGCGTGACCCATCAGCGTGGTATTGCATCACAGTAAACTTTGATACGACACAAGCAACATCTGCTAATCGTGCAAAAATGTATATAAATAATGTTGAGCAAACGGCTTTTAATACTGCAACTTATCCAACGCAAAACACAGAACTTGGGTTTTTCAAGAATTTGTCAGCGGGTTTAAATATTGGAAGCAATAGGGCTGGCAATGCACCATTTGCAAGTTTGTATCTTGCAGACTTTAATGCTATTGACGGAACTGCCCTAACCCCATCATCATTTGGTGAAACCAATGCACAAACTGGTGTGTGGCAACCTAAAGCCTACTCAGGCTCATACGGCACTAACGGCTTCTATCTGAACTTCTCAGACAACAGCAACACAACAGCAGCTACATTGGGTAAAGACTACTCAGGTAACGGCAACAACTGGACACCTAATAACTTCAGCGTAACTGCGGGTATTGGCAACGATTCATTGGTTGACAGTCCTACAAGTTATGGCACTACCGACACAGGAGTTGGTGGTGAGATTCGTGGCAACTATTGCACATTGAATCCATTGGCTAAAGCAAGTCAGATGACTGTTAGGAATGGAAACCTTGACTGTATTGCAGATGGAAGTTGGCGTTCTGTTTTGTCAACTTTTGGCATGACAACAGGAAAATGGTATTGGGAACAATCTATTGTTTCTGGCGTAAATATGTTTTCTGGCATCGCTAAAGGAAACATGGATACATCAAGTTTCATTGGCTACATTGATGCAAATGGTTGGGGTTATTACAACAGCAATGGATACAAATGGAACAATGGCTCTGGAAGTGCTTATGGTGCGTCAGTAGCTGCGGGAGATATTGTTGGCATTGCTTTTGACGCAGATGCAGGGACATTGACCTTTTACAAGAACGGCACAAGCCAAGGCACAGCGTTTAGCGGTCTGACAAGTGGGCCTTACTTCCCTGCTGCCAGTAGCGAAACACAAACTGTTTCTATCAACTTCGGTCAACGCCCATTTGCCTACACAGCCCCAAGTGGCTTCAAAGCACTTTGCACACAGAACTTGCCAACGCCTACGATTGGGGCGACTACGGCTACGCAAGCGGGTAAGTATTTCAATCCTGTTTTGTACACTGGTAATGGTGGCACTAATAACATTACAGGTGTGGGATTTCAACCTGATTGGGTGTGGGTAAAGGGTAGAAGTGGTGCAACCAGCCATGCTCTTTTTGACGCTGTCCGAGGTGTACAAAAGAGAATTGTAAGTAATAACTCAAATGCAGAATCAACTGAAACAACAGCATTATCAGCATTTGGCTCTGATGGGTTTACTACTGGTGCTTTGACAGATATGAATACTTCATCGGCAACTTATGTCGCATGGAACTGGAAAGCCAACGGCTCTGGCTCAACCAACACAGCAGGCTCTATCACTTCAACAGTAAGCGCAAACACTACGAGCGGATTCTCAATTGTTACCTACACAGGCACAGGGGCTAACGCTACTGTGGGTCACGGATTGGGTGTTGCCCCAAGTTTTATTATTATAAAACGCAGAGATGATGGCAGTAGTTGGAATTGCTATCAAATATCCCTTGGTGCATCGCAATACATTCAAATAGATGGTACTGCGGGGGCTGCTACAAATACAGGCGTATGGAATAACACAGCACCTACATCAACTGTATTCTCCATTGGAACTGCTTTTGCGGGTGTAAATGCTTCAGGTTCAACTCATGTAGCCTACTGCTTTGCTGAAGTAGCAGGGTATAGCAAGTTTGCTTCTTACACAGGTAATGGTTCTACTGATGGGCCTTTTGTGTTCACTGGTATGCGCCCCTCATTTTTTATGTTAAAAAATACAACAACTGCGGGTGACGATTGGCAAATGATTGATGTTGCCCGTGGGACATACAATCTTTTAGGGCCTACATTGGTCGCCAATGGTGCGGGCGCAGAAAACACCTACACAATTTGTGATTTTCTTTCAAATGGTGTCAAGTTTAGAGACTCAGGTCGAGCATGGAATAAATCAGGCGATTTATATATTTACATGGCCTTTGCTTCCAATCCATTTAAAACTTCCCTTGCACGATAGGACTCAATATGTACGCACTCATTGAAAACAACGCAGTCACCCAAGTTGGTGAACTATCAATTCTCTTTCCAAACACATCAAACCCTAATCACGCATTTGCTATTGAGCAAGGTGCATTAGAAGTGGTTGAAGGTGAGCAAAAAGACCAACGCTTCTATTGGGTGACTTTTGACAGCTACCAAGTTGGCAATGGTGTGGTCACTCGCACCTACACAAACACGCCAAAGGCTTTGGAGGATGTGACTGAGACACCAGAAGGTCAGACTGAGCCAGTAACAACCAAGGGCTTAAAGTCACAATGGATTGCTCAAATTAAGCAAACCACAAATGGATTGTTGGGCTACACCGATTGGATGGTTATTCGCAAGGCTGAACGCAATATCGACATTCCCGCTGACATTGCGGCTGAACGAATCAAACTTGTGGCTGAGTGCAATGCCAAAGAAGCGGCTATTACTGCTTGCACTACTATAGAAGCATTGATTGCGGTGGTTGCTCCTGTTAATATTCAAGTGTCTGGGGAATAAATTATGGCTACACAATCACAAATTAACGCATCATTAGGATTGCCGCCTGGTATTAACCCAGATGGATCGTGGAATGCTCAAGACTACATGGCTCGTAGGGTTGCGGGTCAAGTTGACACTCAGGCTCAAGTAGATGCGGCTCGTGCTGCGGCCCAAGCAGAATTGATGAGAGCGCCAGGTCAATCAGTAACAGATGCCTCTGGAAGAGAAGTTCAATTAACATCCTATAGACCAGGCTTTGATCCTAGCAACGTCACAACTCAAACATATTTGGGTGAGTTAGAGGCTAGGGGTGGGATGGACACAACATCTCAATTGTTTAAGCAAACAGCAACTCCTGCTCAACTGGCGGCTAATGCGGCTGCTTGGGCTACTGAAAAAGCTAGATTAGAAGAGATTGATAGACAAGCGGCATTGGCGGCACAACAAGGACAATCTATGGCAACAAAGTCATATACAGATGCAGAAGTTAAACAAGCATTAAAAGACCTTAGCTATCTTGATCCTAATGCCTCTATCAATGACATTATTACTGCGGCACAAACGTATGGAATTGATAGAGATAGGGTTGTTAAGAACATAAGTTCTTTTACCTATAACGCTGAGAATGTTGATAAGCTATCTAAGCAGATTTTGGCTCAGAACACTACAAATGCTTGGAAGGGTGATGTTCAGCCTGAAACTGCGGCTCGTTATATGGCTGATGATCTTGCTAAGAGTGGTATTACAGACATCTCTCAAGTTGGCAAAGGTGACACAGGAATCATCAATACAGTTACTGGTGAAAAACTTGTTTCTGGTTATGGAGAAAGAACTAAAGGTAATCTTTGGTCTGGTTCATACGAAGGCAAAGGAAATACTGGTTTTGGTGTGCAATTTACAGAAACTGGTAAGCCTATCTTTTATACAGAAGGTGCATCATCAAGTACTCTGAAGAAAGACTTGCTTAAAGCCGCAGTTCTTGTGGCGGCTGCTTATGGTATTGCAGGCCCTGAATCTTTGGCAGGTATTTTTGGATCAGGAACAGCGGCTGCCACAGGTTTAGGAGCAGAAGCGGCTGCCACAGGTTTGACACTAGCTGAGTTAGGCGGTACTGCGGGTGCAGTAGGTGGAACAACAGGTTTACTAACTGGCGGTGCAGGAGCAACCGCCTTAGGAACAGGTCTAACGGCAGGTAGCAGTCTTTCAGGTTTAACGGCAGGTAGCACCCTTTCTGGTCTGACTGCGGGGACAGGCGCATTGACAGGTGCTAACACATTGCTTGGCGGTGCGGCACTTGGCTCTACTCTTGGCGGTTTAACAACAGGTGTTGGTGCAGGTGCATTGACTGCGGGTGCTTTAACTGCTGGAACAGGTACTGGCGCTCTTACTACCTCACAAATAGGCTCTTTGCTTTCAGGTGGATTGACTACTGGTGCAGGTCTTCTCCAACAAGAAACATCTCGTGAAGCGGCTCAAAGAGCGCAACAGATGATTGATACTGAGACTGCTGCTGCTAAACAAGCCGCACAGTTTAGACCAGTTGGAATGACTACTCGGTTTGGTACTTCACAATTCACAGTCGATCCAGTAACAGGTCAACTGACAAGCGCAGGATATACCGCAAGCCCAGGTGTTTTGGAAGCTCAGAATCGTTTAGTTGCTTTAGGCAATCAAGGTTTGGCACAAGCAGAAGCCGCACAAGGTCAATTTGCTCCTTTGCAAACAGGCGCACAAAGGTTATTTGGACTTGGTAATCAATACTTGGCTGAATCGCCTGAAGCCGTTGCTCAAAACTATCTCAATCAACAGATGGCTTTGTTGCAACCTGGTCGTGAGTTGGAGTTGGCTAATCTGCAAAACAAACTGCAACAACAAGGTCGTGGTGGTTTAGCGGTTGCTCAAGGTGGTACTTTGGGTGCTACTACTCCTGAACTACAGGCTTTGTATAACGCTCGTGCTACTCAAGAGGCTCAACTGGCGGCACAGGCTCAACAAGCAGGTCAGCAACAGGTTGCCTTTGGTGCGGGATTACTTGGTACTGGCGCACAAACTATGGGTCAGTATTACGCAGGTCAACAAGCCGCTTATGCTCCTTATACGACTGCTTTAGGTCAATTTACAAACTTAGAGCAATTGGCACAACAACCTTTGACAATGGGTGCTTCTCTTGCTCAACAATCTGCTCAAGCGGGTGCAAATATGGGTCAATTAGGTTTGCGTGGCGCTCAACTGAGTACCGCCTTGGCTACAGGTCAAGCCGCCACAACTAATCCTTATGCAACAGTATTGAGTGGTTTAGGTTCTTCATCCACATTGGGTCAAGGGCTAGGTGGATTGCTTGGTGGTGGACTTCAATCAGCATTTAGTCAAACTGGAGTAGGTTCTTCAGGTTTTGGTTCTGGTTTAGCTTATGGCAACCAAGACCTCGGATTATTCTTGTAAGGATTTATCATGGCTGAAAATATCGTAGCGGGTTTGTTTGGACTAAACCCACAAATGTATGGTGAGCAACAGCGTAGAAGTGCTTTAAGCGAAGGTATTGCTCTTGCTCAACTAGACCCTGCGGCTCGTGGTGCGGCAATGACCTATGCGGGTGCTAGGGGTTTGGGTGACGCTATTGGTGGAGCATTAGGTGTAGAAGACCCACAACTGAAGATGATTAGCGTTCGTCAACAGATTATGGGTCAACTAGACCAATCTAATCCTGAATCTATTATCAAAGGCGCACAGATGTTGGCACAAGCTGGTGACCAACAAGGTGCTATGGCTTTAGCTCAACTTGCTCGTCAAGCACAGAGTGAGATGGCTTTAACTCAACAAAGACGAGCATCAGAACAATCATCTTTGGCTACTGCTGCTAAGACTCAGTTGTCTATTAGGCAAGAAGAGGAATTACGTGCTGAGTTGTCTAAACTTGGCCCTGATGCAACTCAAGAACAAATCTTGTCTGTTGTTACTAAGTATGGCCCACCAGATAAAGTAATGGCTGTTTTGCAAAGATCAGCAGACTTAGCGGCTCAAAGAGAAACTACTCTTCAATTAGGACGTGAAAAAATTGAAGCTAAATTAGAGTCTGATTTAAGACAAGCAAAAACTGATTTAGAAAAAGAGCAGTTGCGAATTGAATCTAGAAAAGAACTTGCTCAATTGATGGCATCTCTTAAAGGCCCAAGTTCGGCAGTTCTTAAGGCTCAAGAGAAAGCAGAAAAGGTACAAGAAGGCCAACTGGCTTTGGGAGATACAATTTCTACAGCAGAAACCTTGGTCAAAGATTTAGCCAAAATGGGTGGAATAACAAGCACATCAAAAGGCCCTCTTGCAAACTTAGTTACATCTTTGCAAACAGGAACTGTTGGTCAAATGGGTGGTCGTGTATTTGGTACAAAAGAACAAGCAAAACGTGATGAACTAAAAAGCATCCGATTGCAATTGCTAAATGCTGTAAAAGAAGCTACAGGCATGAGTGCTCAACAACTTAACTCTAATGTTGAATTGAAAACATATTTGGATTCTTTAGGTAGCGAAGGCATGACAAAAGAGGCAAACTTAGCAATCTTAGATAATCTATCAAGGCGTTATCTTAAAGGTTCTATGAATGCCCTAGCAAAAGGTGTTGGAACTGCTGAAAATCCAATTGTTTTAAAGTGAGGGATAAAAATGCCTGTATACCAATATGAAGGTAAGCATTACGACTTGCCTGATGGTCTTAGTAATGAGCAAGCAATTGCGAAAATACAAGGTTACTTAGGCAAGACAGTTACGCCTGAACCAGTAGCTGCTCCCGTATCAAACTTGGAGTTGATGTTTGGTGCTGGTAGCCCTATTGCCAGAACAATTAAAGGTGCGGTAGTAGACCCTGCGTTGGCTGTTAATCAGTTGTTAGCAAGTACGGGTTTGTTTGGTCAAGATATTAAGCGAGGCGCAACCCAACTTGTTAGTGATGTTGAGCAAGCAACCACTGAAGGTCGTGCAAGAGTTGGTAGTAGTGGTTTTGACCCATACCAGACGCTTGGTAATGTTATAAGCCCTGTAAATCGTTTAGTTGGTGTTACACAAGCACCACTTCAAGGTGCAGGTTTAATGGCTAACATAGCCCGATCTGGAAGCACTGGTGCGGCTTTAAGTGCTTTGCAACCAGTAAATGCTCCTGTGGAACAGTTTGCTGAACGTAAATTAGAGCAAATGGCTACGGGTTTTGTTCTTGGCCCTGTTGTTGAAGGTGGCGTAAAGGCTGTTGGAGGTCTTTTAAATACACTAAAAGGACTCACGCCTACTGGTCGTCAGGAGTTCATGCAAAAGCAATTGAATGAACTTGCTGGGCCTGATCGAACAAAAGTAATTGAAGCATTGCGTGATGCTAAAGAATTAGTAAGTGGTTCTCGACCAACTGCGGCACAAGCAATTTCTGATATTCCTTCAGCAGTTGAACTTGCGGCTGCACAAAGTAAACTTGCCAGTAAACCAAAAGTAGCAGGTCAATTTCAAGAGCGGTTAGTAGAACAACAAGCGGCTAGGGCAAGAGAAATTCAATCTGTTGCTGGCACAGAGGCTCAGAGAGCTGCTGTAATTGCAAAAAGAGAAGAAGTAACAACGCCAATGCGTGAGGCAGCATTAGAACAAACCAATCTTGCAGGGCCTATCTTTACCAAGTTAGAAAAAGAGATTTCAGATAAGTTTAATAGCTTGGCGGCTGCTGAACAAACATCTGGTATGACAGGTTTAGCCGCAACAATTCAAAAATCTCTAGCGGAAAAAGGACGGCCTGGTTGGTTGTCTGCGGGTGATATTGCGTCAGAAGCGGCAGGTCGTGCAAAAGCATACAAAGAACTTGCAGGGACGTTGCGTGGTGAGGCTCAATTAAAACAATTCCAACTTAATAGCTTAGAACAAAATGGATTCTTTCCATTACGTGCATCCGATTTAACAGAACAACTAGATAAAGCCATTCGTGGAACTGTATCTGACCAAAGCAAAGCTGTTTTGCAAGGTATTAGGGATAAAGTTGTTTCTAAGGCTGATGAAAATGGCTTGTTAAATAGCCGTGATGTATATGAAAACATTAGAAAAATATCCAATCAAGATGTGGCAAAAATGCTTAATCTTGGTGAGCAATATGCTTCTGGTGGAATTCCTCAACAAGCGGCTAAAGCCTTGGGCAGTGCAAAACAATTTATTGATGCGTCATTGAATAAGTCATCTGATGGATTGTGGAGTAAATATCTTACTTCTTATGCTGCTTACAGCAAGAAACTTAATCGCATGGAAGTTGGAGACTACTTGTCTAAGAGTTTAAATACACCTTTAGGTAAAGAATCTGCTGGTGAGTTTGCTACCGCTGTTGAGAACGCTGCGGGAACAATTAAAAAATCCACTGGTATTCCAAGGTTTGATAAGTTGTCAGATGTTTTGACTCCTAAAGAGGTTGCATCTGTAAACAACGTATTGGCAGACCTAAAGAGGGATTCAAAAGCAAAAGAACTTGCAAGAAAAGTTGGTGAGCTTGATGTTGGTGGCCCTGAAATTCTAAAAGAAGCACCACAACTGTTAAACAGAACATATACAGTAATGAAGGCGGCTGTTGAATATTTGCAAAGAGGTAATGCAGACGAATACAACAAACAGATGGCTGAGTTGATGATGAACCCAGGTGCTTTGGCTCAGTTTATGACTGTTGGCATACCTAAAGGTAGAACAAATGAGTTTGTTTCTTCAATGATGAAGTTAATGGATGCTCCAACTAGATCGGCATTTATTCAGTCCTTTACAGTACCCGCTGCTGCTAAAGAAGTTGGGGATTCACAACTTACTATGGCTGAGTAATGAAAGACGGGCTGTTTGCTATCTCAGTAGCAGCCCTTCTTCTTTGTTTTGTAATTTTCTGTAGTTATATTATTGTTTGGGCATTTCCGTGATCGCCTTTCTCTTGGCGGCAACCATAGAGTACCGATGTATTAAGTGGACTTGGACTGGTGATGTTTACAACCGAAGAGTTGTTTGCATTAAGTGGGAGAGAAAGAAATGATTGATCCGATAACGGCTCTAGCTGGCATACAGTCAGCAATCAGCATGGTCAAGAAGGCAGCAGGTGTTGCCCAAGACCTAGGATCACTTGCGCCCATGATTGGTAAGCTATTTGACGCTAAGTCTGTAGCTACCAAAGCAATGCTTCAAGCCAAGCAGTCTGGCAAAGGCTCAAACATGGGTACTGCCCTCCAGATTGAGATGGCTCTGGAACAGGCTAGAGCGTTTGAAGAAGAACTCAAGATGCTGTTTATGCAGACAGGCAAGATTGACGTTTGGAACAAGATTAAGGCTCGTCAAGCAGAGATGGACTTGGCTGATGCTAAAGAGATAAGCGCATTAAAGAAGGCAGAGAAAGCAGCCAAACAGAAAGAACAAGAACAACTAGAGATTGGTTTGGCAATAGGTGGAATATTCTTTGTTTTGTTTCTAGTCTTTGTTGGCGTAAATGAGCTGATGACATTCTGTGAAGCAACTAGAAGGTGTGGTCGGTGAATGAGTATCAAAAGACCTTTGACCTATGCCTCAAAATCTTCGTTTACGGGGTAGTGGCACTTTATTTCTTGGGTTTTCTGAAGTTCTTACCTGATGATCTGTCAGACAGAATTGTTAATCTTTTACTTGGAAAGGTTGGATTGGGCAAATGAGAATCACTACTTACCAACAGAATGCTCAAATGTTGTCAGAGGCTCACCGAGTGATCCACCAACAGAATATGAAGCGTCTGGCAGAGTTAACCCAACAGGCTCAACAACAACAGAAAATCCATGAGATTAAAACTCAATGGGCTAAAGTGGATGTTAAGGTATGAGATATCTATTGCTTCTTTTACTGTTAACTGGTTGTGATGAAAAATATCGCTATTTTTGCCAAAACCCAGACAATTTCCATGCTGAACCATGTCAAAAACCCAGATGCCAATTCACTCAGACTTGCCCTGAGTACTTAGTAGCACCAATTTTGGAGAAAAAGATTGACGAAGTTAAACCTAACAACTGAAGAGATTGAGGTAAGGATTTGGGGGTTTGTTGTGATTGCAGTCACACTTATCCTCATGTTTATTGTTGCTGCTTTGCTCTATTCTGTCACGTTCGTGACTCAGCCAATCAAAAGCATGGCTCCGATTGACCAAGCCTATACCAAGATGCTGAACGACATTGTTCTGTTGATCGTTGGCGGTATCGGTGGAGTTATTGGTAAACGGGCTATGTCAAGTGCTTCTAGGGCGTTTAATCCTCCAACGCAACCAATGTGTCAACCAATGGGCTATCAAGGCTCTCAGGGCGGTTTTAACGCTTCCTATGCCCCTCCGCAGTCTGCTTATGGTTTGCCTAGTCAACCATTTGGTGCTATGCCTGTTTGGACTAATCCTGAGTTGGATGAATCTTGGACACCTGGCCCTCCTCCGACTACCCCTCCTGACCACTTAGAAGATGACCAAGAGCGTGAAGAATTGGCTCAAGCAAGAAAAGAGGCTGAATAATGTTCCCAATCCCTCTCCCGTGGCTTATTGTGGGTGCTTTGGTATCTCTCTTTGGTACATATCAAGTTGGACACCACTATGGATGGCTAGAGCGTGATAACGACATGAAGATCGCCATTGCCAAAAAGAATGATGAAGCTCGTCAGATCGAGCAAAACATGACTGAAAAACTTTCTCAACAATCTGCCAAACTACAGGAAGCCAATGATGCTATCAACAAAAAAACTACTGCTCTTGCTGTTGCCAATCGTGCTGGCAAGTTGCGCCTCTGCCCCTCAAGTAACGTACAAACCCCCACAAGTGCCTCCATTGCCTCCACAGATACAAAAGCAACCAGTGAACCTGACAGACCGACTAATGAACCTTCTGATGCCGAAAGAGCAACAATCGATGCCATCGCAGAAATAGTTGCCCAAGGGGATAAGAATACTGTCGCTTTGAATGCTTGCGTAGACTCGTATAACCAGATGAGAGACCTGTTGAATGATAAACGCTGAACAACTTAAACAACTTCACATTGGTGCGGAGTGGGTAGATGCCTTAAATGCCACTTTTGAGCGTTTTGACATTATGAATCCCCTTAGAAAAGCGGCTTTCATTGGTCAATGTGGACATGAATGTGGGAACTTCAGAATCCTTGAAGAGAATTTGAACTATCGTGCAGAGGCTTTGCAGAAGTTATGGCCCAAAAGGTTTGATGCTGCCAAGGCACAGGCTTGCGCTCGTAATCCTAAGTTGATTGCCAATACTGTTTACTCTAATCGCATGGGAAACAGGGATGAGGCTTCTGGTGATGGTTATCGTTTCCGAGGCAGAGGATGTATCCAATTGACAGGCCATGCAAACTATTTCCATGCAGGTCAGGCTTTAGGGGTTGATTTTGTGATGCAACCTGAGTTGGTGGCTACTCCTATGTATGCGGCACTTACCGCAGGGTGGTTTTGGGATGTCCAAAAGCTGAACCAATACGCTGATAACAAGGATTACAAAACTTTAACAAAGAAGATAAATGGTGGTTTTATAGGGCTAGAAGACCGCATAAAGCACATAGATCACGCCTTACTTGTGCTTGCATCTTAAATTAAATTGTCATAAATACTGTATAAGGTGTTGAAATGCCTAACATTCCTACACCAGAAGATGCAAAACTTTTCGCACAAAGTGTCAGAAAGTGGCAACAAGTGCTTAGTCTGGGTGATTGGAGAATTGAAAAAGGAAGTAAACCAGCAAAGGCTGCTATGGCTTCTGTTGAGTTTAATACTTCTGCTCGATTGGCTACTTACAGACTAGGTGATTTTGGTGCTGAGAAGATCACACCAGAGTCTCTGGATCAGACTGCTTTACATGAGTTGCTTCATGTGTTTCTGCACGATTTAATGACTGTGGCGCAAGACCCTAAATCATCTCAAGATGAAGTGGAAATGCAAGAGCATAGAGTCATTAACCTTTTAGAAAAGTTACTGTCTAAGGATACCAATGGGCGCTCATAATGAAACCTGTACCGACATGGAGTTTATCCAGTTGTGGGGTCAACTTCAATCTGCACAAAGAATGGCAGAACACCTTGGTATAAATAACAGGGCAGTCCATTTACGCAGAAGGTGGATTGAAAAAGAATACAACATGACCCTCAATGCGAAAGACCATAGAGGGGATTTGTATAACAAAAACAGACCCAAGTCTTTCTCCCCTTTAAAGCAAGTAGAACTTGGCATCCTAGATGGGACTGTCATAGTCTTCTCAGATGCTCACTTCATACCTGGTCAACGAACAACAGCATTTAAAGGGCTTTTGTGGGCTATCCAAGAGTTCAAACCCAAAGCTATTATCTGTAACGGGGA